AATGGTAGTATTATGATTAAAAAGAAGAATAAATTACAGTAATCATTGGTAAATGGCTGCAGAATATTTTAAATACGACACTACATATGGGAACACATTGGTAGCAAGGAGCGATACAAGTTTCGCTCCTTCGCCACCATTTGGTGAGATTTATATCGATTATTTCATACCTGAAATTCAGCCATTATATCTTTATCGAGAAAGTGGTGGCACAATTGTTTATAATTTACAAATAAATGTTGATGATTATTTAGAAGCTACAACTCCGCCACCAACTCCTGATGATTATTTACCTGTAAAATATTTTACTGAATATACTGGCATAATAGCACCTGCAACATATGTTAACGTTACTGGTGATAGTATGACAGGTTCACTAAGAATTACTGGAGCATTAAGTGCAACACAAAGAATATCTGGCTTGACAGCATACGGCAGTTCATGCATTTATTCACCAATTGTTTGTGGAACATCGTGTGCAATATCACCAATTACAATTGGTTCAACTTGTGTGTGTAGTCCTGTTGTATTTGGTAGTGTTAGTGTTTGTTCCCCAACTGTTTGTTCATCAACTTGCTTATGTTCAACTGGTACGGCAAGATTTACAGGTGCAGTTACCGATGCTTCAACTTTAAATGTAAGTGGAGCAACAATATTGGGTTCAACACTTAGAACAATTGGTGCTACAACATTAGCAAATACACTTAGTGTTAGCGGTGTAACAAGACTTGGTACAACAACCTGTTTGGTTTCAACACCTACGATTGGTAGTATATCAACCGATAGGACTTTATTCTGGAATCCAACCGATAAATCAATTAAAGCAATTCAATTAACTGGTGGTAGTGATAATTATTTTTATAGTGAATGTACAACGCAATTATCAACAACACAGACAACATGTCAATTGTATATTGGATATTGTCCAACAACATTTATTGGTGGAAAATATCAAGTTGATTTTGATGCTGCGGTTAAAAATTCTGCGACAAATAGATGTTCTTTGGTTGCTTTTAAAATTGACGGTGTTACCCAAGGTATTAATTTTATAAAATATGGTGTATCAATTTCATCACCACATATTTCAAAAGATATTACATTAACAGCAGGTACACATTGCTTTGATGTTTATTATTGGTCACAGGCGGGAACAACTACGATTTATTATGGTACAGTAAGAGTAAAAAGAATTAGTTAAATTTAAATTATGGCATACACATATACATATAATATAACAGATTTTCCAGAACAGAAAGTTACTATTTCTCGTTTGGCTTTTGAAATTACAGAATCTTCAATTGTCATGCCATTAGTTGGTATTAATTCAACTCCAACAACTGTTGATATTATCTTTGAAAATCAATTAACATCACCAGATGAAACAACATTAAACTCTGTTATTTCAACACATGATGCTGATGGTGCATTACCACCAGAACCTTTTGAATTTGATTTTTCGATTATGGAAAAGGGTGGTACTGATGATATTACATTTGGAACACCAATATCAACACCATTACCAAGCATTGCAAAAAATTATGGTTCAACACAAATTCAGGTGTTAGGTAGTAAAGGTCCGAACCTATCGAATGTAACTGATTTTGGTATAACATGGGATTTAAGCACCCAGAGTTTTCCAACATTAAATTTATCAACAAGTGATGGTGTACCAGCATGGTATATTAATCTTTTGCCATTTGCAACACAAACATTTGGCTCAGAACACCCGTCACTTATACTTTCAGGAACGAATATTACAAATCTTGATGGTGAGTATTGGGCAAATGTGATTGCACCAAATAATTTTATTCTTCATTCAAAAACTGGAAAATTTACGATTGTATTTAAAGATAGTGCAAGTGCATATATTCCACCACAATATAATTCAAATTTTGTTATATTGGATGAAAATAATAATCTGTTTCAATCAAATATTCCAGCACATGTATATGGCTCACAATTTAATTATGCTACTGATAGTACTTTATCAACGACAACAAGTACGTCATATGTAACAAAATTAACATTAATAGCAAATAATCTACCAACTGGTTTATATCGCATTGGAGTTGGCTATACTTGGAACGGTAGTTCAACAACATATATGTTTTATTCAAGAGTGCTATTGAATTCTGTTATTTTAGGTGATGAACATATTAATAGAATTGCAAATAATACAAACTATATTCCACAAGAAAAAACTTTTTATGCCGTGTTGGGTGGAAATAATACGATTGAATTACAATATAGGACAAATAATGCATCAGGAACTGCAAGAATCAGAGAAACATCAATAGAACTTTGGAGAGTAAAATAATATGAAACAATTATTAGCATATCAAATAACAGGTACAACAATTATAAGTGGTGAAACCATATATGTTATTCAAACAGTTGGTGTAGATATTTTAACATGGAATGATGCTGATTTGAATGGAAACGAACCGTTCAGAATAATATCAAGCGGTCAAACAATACCAAGTGGCTATGTTGATATAACAACAATTGAAAATTGGGCAACACATAGTTGTGGTTTGGTTAATGATTATCTTGTCTGTAAGCATGAAATTAAAGAATTGGTTATTAATAAAGGATGGGGTAACTTAACAAATACTGAAAAAGATATTGCAATTCAATATTATTCATATCCAGATACAACAAGTGCAGCAATTTACTTAATAACAGTAAAAGGAATGTCACAACAACAGGCACAAGGATTTATATTACAACAATGGCATAGGCATCATGGTAATGTGATACTTAGTTGTAAACAAAGATGGTATTATGCTAAATTTATAGTACCACAATATTTAAATTTTGTTGATGCTGAAACATTATTCAACACTATTGAATCATTGGCATTTGCTTATAATGATATGGGTCGCCTTGGTATTGAATATGGTGATAAAACAAATGGTATTATGGACTATATTGAATCAACTAATGCTTATGTGGGTGCAGGATTGAGAGAAAGTGGATTTACTATTTCTGGTACTTGGGATGATTTCATTCAGGCAATGAAAAATGTGTTTGTTGAGGGAATATATACGAAATATGATGATATTATAATTGCTTAAAGGTATTTATACAAAAGGGAAAGAATGAATGAAATTTTTAAAATAATATTTGGCGACTATACATTTCTTCAGCTATTTGGATATGCGTGGTTTTTTATTATTGGTTATATTATATATGGCTTAACTGAAGCAACTGGTCGTGATGTTAATAGTCCAAATACACCAGCAAAATGGAGTTGGAAATTCTGGTTTTTTGATAACTGGCGCAGATATTTGACAACATTTTTATGTACATATGTATTATTTAGATTCCACGACCAATTAAGTGGTTATCCATTTGAATATATTGATGCAATAACTCTTGGATTGGTTGGTGATGGTGTTGCAGCGATGTTGAAAGACAGGATGAAAGTTTTCACAGAAGATAGATTGAAAATAATGAAAGTAATGAGAAAAAAAGGAGAGATTTAATAATGGATTATTCAACATTCAATCTTAATAATTTTTTCATAAAAAAGGACAGTACGCTTCCTGAATTGAAATACCCTCTTCCTCAAAGAGTCAGGGAGAAATATGACCTTTCGGATGATATGCTGGCTAATTGTGCGGTTACATTTTCAATGATGGATGCCGATACTGGAATATATCATATCGCCAATGTTCCAGCAAATCTTGTTATTGATACCGATAGGGTTAATCATCCTGATGAATTAAAATATACATTTGTTTATAGATTTACATTAAAAGACACAAAAAAGGCGGGAAGATTTCTTGGCGAATTTAAAATTGACTTTCTTGGTGATGGTGGTTGTGGAAAAATCACACTACCCACAAATGAGCAAATAAATATAATGATTCAGGAAAGTTTAACCAAAACTACGGTTATTTAAAAATACTTTACGGGGGCATTACAAGTATTTATATAAAATGGAATATTTTTATGTCTCCTTCAGATATCACTGACCGCTTGATTATATATGTCACTCCGACAGGCGGTACATATTTTCCACCTGATTTTTGGCAAGCACCGTCAGATATTACCGACCATTTGACAATTTACGTAGCTGCTGCCTAACAAAAATCATTGACAATTATCTTTTTTTAACTATCTTTGCAAGATATTGTATATTTATCATGCAAGAACCAGTTTTTGTAGTACGTTGTGACAGGATTGCGAAAAGGCAAGCATACGAATTGCGTTTTCCAATAAATGACCAGTTACTTCAACGTATTAGAGAATTACCTGATGACCAAAGAAAATGGGATTCATTGAATAAATTGTGGATTCTTACCACACCAGCATTACTTTCTTTAATTAAAAAGTATAAAGGTTCGACAAAAATTCATTTTGATTTTGGTAGCGAGGACAGTCGTAAGGTTTTTGTCCAGCAAATAAGAAAAATTGAAATTGCAGAAGCAGAAAAACGTAAGTTTATTGCCGAATTAAATGTTAAGAAAGAGCATTGGGTTCAATATAAAAAAGAACTTGAAGAAAAATATGAACAATATTCTGACCAGTGCCATTCATTATTGAAAGAAGGCGTTAAATTGTATCCACATCAAATTGTGGCAGCAATGTTTATGAACGTTACAAGAAATACCCTTATTTCACACGAAATGGGGATAGGGAAGAGCCAAGACCTTGATTGTAAATTAGTTACACCAAATGGCTGGATTCGGATGGGTGATATTAAAGTGGGTAATTTTGTAATTGGAAGTGACGGTAAACCAAAAAAAGTATTAGGTGTATATCCACAAGGAATGAAAGATATTTATGAAATTACATTTAATGATGGCACAACAGCACGCTCATGTGATGAACATTTGTGGAATGTAAATACATATATTCGTAACTGGCGTAAAAATCCTTTTATGACAAAAACTCTTCGTGAAATTATGAATGAGGGGTTGAAATTTGATAATGGTAACAACAAGTGGTATATTCCTATAATTAAACCAATTGAATTTGAAACAAAAGAATTAAAAATTGACCCATACGTATTGGGTTGTTTATTGGGTGATGGTGGTATTTCCATAAGAAATACAATTGGATTTACGACAATTGATGAACAAATTAAATTTGAAATTGAAAGAAGATTACCTGAAAATCATCGATTAGTAATTCGGAAAAATTCAATTAAGGATTATGGCTTAACTTCAGATGGAAAAAACAATTACATCAACCAAGCATTGAAAAAATATAATTTAAAGGGATGTAATTCACATACTAAGTTCATTCCAAATGACTTTAAATTTGCCTCAATTAAACAAAGATTAGAGTTATTGCAGGGCATATTGGATACTGATGGTCATGTAACAAAACAACAAGGACTTATTGAAATAACATTGGCATCAAAACAATTAATTGATGATGTTCAATTTATTATTGAATCGTTAGGTGGTGTGGGTAGAGTACATGAAAAATGGGTTAATTATAATGGTGAGAAAAGATTGTATTATCGTTTACATATTAAATTACCACCAGAATTTACACCATTTAAATTAAAAAGAAAGATTGAAGCCTTTGTTGCGCCAAGTAAATATTTACCTAATCGTGCTATTGTTGATGTTAAATATGTTGGCAAAAAGGATGCACAATGTATTATGGTTGATTCAGATGACCATTTATACGCAACAGACCACTGTATTTTGACGCATAACACACTTAGTTCAATCCTATATGTAGAGATGAATGGGTTTGAGAAAGTGCTTGTAATCACTCCAAATAGCCTTAAATTCAATTTTTATAATGAAGTTGAGAAATTTACAAACAGTACAGCTTATGTTGTAAATTGGAGAAAAAATAAGTGCGGAATTGAAAATGCAAAATATGTCATTGTCAATTATGAATTTTTTAATTCAGCAAGCAAAGAAAAATTCATAGCTAAATTCAAAAAGTTGAAAATTGATAAATTGGACTGTGTAATTGCCGATGAATCACAAAGATTAAAAAATACTAAGGCAAATACATATAAAAATTACAAAAGAACATTCACAGAAAAGATATTTAAGGGTGGTAGAGTAAGTAAAATATATCTTTCAGGAACACCAGCACCTAACAGGGCATATGAACTCTATACTGTATTGAATCAAATATCTCCAATTGATTTTGCCACAAAGAAATATTTCTATGAATATTATTGTGGAATGACATATGATGTTTATGGTGGTTGGGGTTATATTACTGACACAGCAGAACAAAAACTTGAAGAGTTATATCATAAGATTGCACCATTTACGCACAGAAAGCGTAAATTTGAAGTATTACAAGACCTTCCAGATAAAATATATCAACGGATAATTCTTGAAATGAACGATAGGGAAGCAGCAGTATATGAAGATATTGAAAATAGTGTTGCCAATGAGTTTGTTGTACATCCGACACATAATCCTATGACAATCATGCTTCGTTTGAGGCAATATACATCACATTTAAAGATTGCATCAGTTATTGAATTAATTGAAAATATTCTTGAAACTGGTGAAAAAGTTGTTGTTGTTGATTATTTTAAAGAACCACTATATCAATTAAAAGAAGCACTTGGTGATATTGCTGGTTTACATACAGGCGACCAATCAGTTGAAGAGCGTGCAGAAATTGTAAAGCAATTTCAAGACCCAGATAGTTCAATGAAAGTATTCGTGGGGTCAATTCAAACATGCAATTATGGTTTAACACTTACTGCAGCCAGTAAGTTATTTATAATGACTTTACCATATTCGGTTGGCGAATATGACCAAGTTGCAGACCGCTTGCATCGTATTGGACAAAAAGAAACGGTTAATATATATCCACTACTCTATCCTGACACTATTGATGATTATGTATATTCATCAATTGAAGGAAAACGTAAAGAAATTGTTAAAGTAATTGACAATGAAGATTATAAATCTAATGTGGAAGAATCTGTAATAGCTGATGTGATACAAAGAATAAAACAGAAACACAAAAAATAATTATGAGTAATAATATTGACAAAGTAGCGGTTCTCAGTGAAATTAAAGGATTTCTTGAGGGTTACAATAATGATTTAAAATATTTGGTAAATGTTGAGACTGACCCTTCAACAAATGTTGCGGAATGTGTTGTTCATGAGCCAAATAAAGAATCAAAAATTATTAAAGTTGAATATGAGCCTTTTATGTATATGAAAGACTTATCCAAAACAAATTTTCAATTATATGCTGGTTATAGTGAAGAGTATATTCATAGTAAAAGAATAAAATATGGGGTTACAATCACTCCAATGAAAACTGGTAATCAAAAAAGACTTGTAGATGGTTTTTGTTATAAGTTAACCAGTAGAAAATCATATAATGGAATTATAAATTATCTGAGTGATGGCGGTCTTAACCCATATGAAAAGCTGAAAGATGCGAATGATAATTTTGTAAAGGATAAAAAGGGTGATTATATATTTCTCTATCGTGATTTGTTTTATGCCCCAAGATTAACCGAACAATTTTTTATATCAACACAAACAAGATTATTTAAGGGGTTTGAAGAATATAAAAACGTTCATAAAGTTACTTTTGACATTGAAACAACTGCATTGAGATATCAAATTGGACGTGTATTCACTATTGGTGTTAGAGATAATAGAGGCTTTGAAATTATATTGGAAGTTGAAAAACTGAATGATGATGATGCGGAAATTAAACTTATTCAGCAATTTTTTAATTTAATTGATTATCTCAAGCCAGCAGTCATAATGGGATATAACTCTGAAATGTTTGACTTTGAATTTCTTCTTGGTAGGGCAAAAATATTAAAAATGGACATAACCAAACTACCAATGGGTTTGAGAGAAGGAAGCCAAATCAGGAGAAGGGCAAATACATCAGTTAAATATGGAAACACTGCAGATAAATTCACTGCAACTGAAATGTGGGGATTTTCCATTATTGACATTATGCATGCTGTGAGAAAAACAGCAGCAGTTAACAGCGACATTAAAGCAACAGGCTTAAAGTATATTGCCAAGCATGAAAAATTGGCAAAACCCAATAGGACATACATTGCAGGAGAAGATAATTCAATTGGAAAATATTATTATGAAAATAAAGTTTTCTTAATTGATGAAAAGAATAATTATGTTCAAGTTCCTGAAGATTATCAAGCAGTTGCAAGAAAATTATATGTACTTCAAGCCAATAGAGATAAATTTACACCTGAAGAATATAAGAAAAAAAGGAATACTCATTTTGATGAAGATAAGAAATTCGTCAACTGGCTGATAACTGAGGCAGCACCAAAAGGTTTAACTACATTTATTGGTGGTAGAAAACTTGTAAAACAATATCTTCTTGATGACCTTTGGGAAACCGAACAGGTTGATGATTTATATAATCAGTCATCATTCATGTTGGCTAAAATAGTTCCAACAACATATCAGCGTGTTTGCACTATGGGAACTGCTGCAATATGGAACTTGCTTATGACAGCATGGAGTTATGAAAACGATATTGCTATTCCAATTTGCGATAAAAACGAAAGGTTTTCAGGTGGGTTAGCAAGATGTTATAAATCAGGATATACAAAGAGACTTATTAAAATTGACTATGCTTCTCTTTATCCTATGATTCAGCTTACCGAAGGTGTATTTCCAATATTTGATATTACTGGTGTGTTGAAAAAGTTGTTGCTATATCTTACAACAACACGTAACATCTATAAAAAGATGGCAAATGGTGCTGAATTAAATAATGAAGAAGTTACACTATTAAGGCAGATTGACCCTGAAGTTCATATTAAATATATTAATAAAGAATTAACATCAGCCGATACCGCAATGTTTAAAATCAAGCAGTTACCTATTAAGATTTTGAACAACTCATTGTTTGGTGCTTTGGGTTCGGCAATATCATTTAACTGGTCAGATAATGTTTGTGCTGCTCGTATTACTTGTACAGGTAGGTTACATTTACGTCATGCAATATCATGGTTTAGTAGATTTGGATGTATAGCATTACTTGCTGTTACTGATGGTATTAATTTCCATTATCCAGAAAAAACAAAAATCAGAGTTACTGATGAGGGAATAAGTGAGGGAGAAACTGAGGGATTGATTGAAGAAATGTGGCAATATGATGGCAAAACTGGAATAAAAGCATTAATTGCCAAATACAATAAAGAAGAAATGAAACCACCGTTCATGTCGGTGGATGATGATGGTGAAAGTATTTCTTGCCTCAACCTTTCACGTATTAATTATGGCACAATGTCAATGGTGAAAGACAAGAAAACTGGTGAAGAAAAAGAAAAGATTAAACTTACTGGTAATACAATAAAATCCAAAGTGATGCCTGAATACATTGAAGAATTTATTGATAATGGTTTGAAATTAATTCTTCAGGGTAAAGGAAAGGAATTTGTTGAATATTATCAAAGCTATGCAGAGGATATTCGCTACATGAGAATTCCATTGAAAAAAATAGCAAGCAAAAGTAAGGTAAAGGTTACAATTAGCAACTACAAGAAAAGAGGCAAAGATAAAAATGGTAGGGATAAAGGAATGCAAGCGCATATGGAGTTACTGATTGAAAAAAGAAATGCAATTGCTGAAAAACTTTTCGAAGAACACAAGCACGAATTTAATTTAACTAAATCTAAAGAAAATCTTACGATTGATGATAAGATGAAATTCGTGATAAATTATATGCCACAAGAACCTGAATTGGATAGTGTGGTATATTATGTGAATACTGGTTATAGAAAATCACATGGCGATTCTCGTAAAATTACTGATAAGACAACTGGAAAAGAAAGATTTTGCGCCACACTTATTGATAACGAAGACCTTATCAATAATCCGAATATGACTGGTGAATATAATTATGAAAAATATTTGGACGCATTTAACAGTAGAGTAGAGGCACTTCTTGTTGGATATGACCCAGAAATTAGGAATAAAATTCTTGTCACAATAGATAAGAATGGTGATTTGGTGAAAAACGAATTTCCATCATATCAATTGGAATTGAAAAATTTTGATTTGGATGATTATGATGAATCAATGCATCTTGAAAAACTTGAAGCTGATTTTTGGAACAAGACTGGCTATGACCCAAGACTGGTTTGGAGTGGCTTTAAATTAAATGAAAGCAATAAAGTATATTACGAAATATATCAAAATGCATTAGATTATTTAAATGATTTAATGACAAAGAGCAATAAGCCACGAATTAAATCAATTAATTCAGATTATGGTGAGGGTGATTTGGTTTTGGTTAAAGATGGTAGCGAATATCATGTTGGAGCGTTCAATGGCGTTTATATTCAAATTGTTAGAACAAATGTTCAAGTTCCTAAAAGTGAAATTGAATTGGAATTGGACAGGCGAAGAGAGGAAGAAGCACAAAAGTTAAAAGATTTGGAAGCATCATCATTAACCACTAAAACAGATAAAGATTTATATTTAGAAGCACTCAGCAGAAGAAGAGAAATATATTTTGAAGACTTTAAAAAGCAATTTAAGATTCCAGCAGATAGAACAATGGAATCATTGTTTGCTGAAGTTGAGGAAGCAGGTAAAACATTTGAATTATACGTCACAAATCGTGAAATTGAGTTGGAAGAAAATGAAGCTGCAGAAAATATGGATGGTTATGATAGTAGCTTTGTTGATGATTCTGACTGAGATTAATTGATAGTATTAAGTATTTATATGAAAATATACTATCATGAAATTGACTAAAAAAGAGTTGTATGAAATCATTGATACCAATGGTGAGTTAATAGGAAGCGATGATATTCCAAAATCAGGCAGTGATTTAGAAACTCAAGCTAACAATACAACAGATTATAATGCTAAAATAGGCATGCAGCCATTTAGGTATGACATGCTTGGTCGCTTTGGCTTTACATTATTGCCATTTTTTGAGGGCAAAGAAAATCAAGGTCAGACAGAATTACTTAACGATTTAGCTAAGTTAATGTACGATAAGTACATGGAAACATTGGAATATTACTACAGAAATCCTAATAAATTAAAATCAGATTTCAGAATGCATTCTGAACATGATTTTGAAACCCAACCTGAAGATAGAAAAAAAATAGATTTCGATTGGGCAAAAAAAGTCATTAAATTAATTCAACCACATTTTGAAAAATCATTTAAAGAACCTGAACAGCTTGATGAAAATGCGGTTGTTGAAGATAAAATGCTTGACAAAAAGGGTGAAGATGAAATTTCAAAAAAAGGTGAAGATAAGGAAGTTAAAGACAAGCAAGTTGAAAAAATTGCTGGGTTAATTAGTAAAAAATTCGATAAACAAGATATTGACAAATTAATAACCCTATTGGAAAGAAAAGCATAATGGCTAATTCAGAATTATACGGTAAAACATTTAGGATACATCCAGAAATAGTGAAGCATATTCAAGCTGCATTAGTGTCTAATCCAACTGGAGAGGGTGTTAAAAGAGCAAAATTCATTGTTAAAAATGGTGCTCTTAGTTATCAGGAATTGAAAGGTTTAAAACATTTCTTCGATACATTTAATCCCCAGACAAATAGCAGGGTACAATATGAACTTGCGGGTGGAGATTTAATGAAATCAGAAGTTGAGAAAATACTGGCAAGAGAAAGAAGTGCCGTGAAAAGAGGTAATGAAATTAAGCAAGATATGAATGTTGATGTTAATCTTGGTACTAAACCGTATCAAACACCAAGACTGAATGAAGAAAAGAAAAAAGATGAATTGACAAAAAACGCTGTGGCAATAATTGTCAATGATGATAATAAGATTTTATTGCTAAAACGTTCTGACGACCCGAAGATTTGGCAACCAAGCAAATGGGCACTGGTTGGTGGTGGAATTGAAAAGGGAGAAAAGCCAGATGAAGCGGTTAAGAGAGAAATTAAAGAAGAAACTGAATTAGAAATCGATAAATTTATAAAAACATTTTCAATTCAAAGACATAAGAATAGCATTGAGCATGTATTTGCTTGCAGATATTCAGGTGACCCCACTGATGTTACATTGAATGATGAGAATACAAAATATGGTTGGTATGATACAAAAGAAATTGATTTTTTGGATACAGTACCACATCTTATGGAATATATAGTACTTGCTTTTAAAAATTATGATGAGTAGGTATTTATTATAAATAACAAGAAAAACTAAAAATACAATCAAATGAGTAGATTAGAAGGCATTAGCTTACCATTCAGAAAAAAACTTGTCGCAAAAAACGAATATGACGAAAATGATAAGTATGAAGTTGGACACCCAAATGCATTGTCAACAGGCGATGAAAAAGGTAAAGGTGTTGTAAACGAACAAGTTGGTGGAGCAACAGATATTAAATCAAGAGAATTCTTGATGGCAAAAAACAGATATAACAGAAACAGGGAGTATAATGATGCTACTGCATAATGTTGAATGAGATTAAAATATTTTTTAATAACGTTAAGAATTTTCGTCATTTACTGACTGAAGGCGTTGATGATAAAACACTTGTAGATGCCATAAACAATTACAGGTATTTACATGTTTATTATGACGGTGATGATAGCAATGCGAGAGGCTGGCGTGTGGTAAGACCATATCGCTTGGGCACGCTTGTGCTGAGTCCAAAAACCGAAAGTCCGAATAATGGCGCATTGGCATTAAGGGTATGGCAAGAAGCTGGCGATAGTGAATCACAAAGATTTGGAGATAGTAAAGGAAGACGCAGGGACGAACATGAATACTGGTCTTCTGAAGGTGGAGAAGCTGGTTGGAGATTATTTCTCGTTCATAATATAACACAGGCATATCCAACTGGAAAAAGATTTGTTGATAATAATGGAAATCCACTAATACCGCCAAAATATAAAGCAAATAGTGATAAGTTTATACCAACAGCAGTGGCTTGGGTGTCACTGAGCAAAGCACCCGAAAAGAAACCTTTAGGTACTGTTGTTGCACCAGCAATCATGACAAAGGGAGAAGAAGAGCCAATAATTGCAAAAGGCAGATTAACTAAGGATATTGTCAGAGGTTTGTATAACTATGCAATGAACATACGTAAAGAAAAGGTAAATAGTTTTATTGTTACAATTGATAATTTGGGAAATTATCGCTTACGTAAAGCAACAAGAAAAAGTTTGCCAAAGAATGAAAAACTTGTTGGTGATTTGGGTGCATTGTATTATAAATATGTTAAACCACCTAAAACTACCGACCCTGCAGCAGATAGATTCATTGAAAAAGAAAAACAAAAAACATTAAAAGACTTGCAGGTACAGAAAGTTAAAGAAAATATTAAAAATTCTCCTGTTGAAAGAAAGACTTTTTTCAAATAAGGAAGTATTTATAAAAAAGTATAAAAATTTATAAAATGGCAAAAGCTGATTTAAATAAACTTAAAGCAGAAATTGAAACTCGTAAAAAAGAGAAAAACGTAGTACCATCAAATCTTGGAGAAAGTGTTGGTAGTGGCGTTGCTCCAAGAGATGTATTTTTAAATGGATTGTTAACATCATTAACAACTGGTAGGGAAACAGCTTCTACTAATTTGGTGAAAATTGTTGAAAATAAGGTGGCACAGAAAAAGGGAGAAGTAGGTAAAATGCGTGTTAATGAAACAGTTACTGCTCCACAAGAACGTCAACCAATACCAATGCCAACTGTGGATAGGGCAGATATGTCTCCTGAAAGAGATGAACAATTATTCCGTGACTTGGAAACTAAAAGAAAGCAAACTTTAGCTGAATCAATGTCTGAATACATACAAGCACCTGCAGTTGGTGCACCAATGAGAAATCAGCCACCACAACAGCAACAAGCACCAATGAATTTAAATGAACAGTATCTTGCAGAAAATGTTAAGAAAATTGTTAATAATTATTTGGCAGAAAGTTTAAGTCCAATATTTGAAGGTGCAATAAAAGATACAATACTTGAGATGTATGCTGTTGACAGAATTAAAGAGGTGTTGAGTGAAGTATTGAATAAAGATACTGTTAAGCCATTAGTTTACGAAGTGATTCGAGAAATTCAAGCAAAATCAAAGCAAAATAAAGCGCAATAAGAATTGCGCTTTTTTTATGGTTAATTCTGTATTTATGAATATACTATATTTCGAGTCATGACATATGATGAATTTTTAAATTTCTTGGATAGCTTTGAAGAAATTAAATCCTTTGCTGGTAAGATAAATGCAGCCAATCAAAATTTACAGAGAATTGGTTCTGGTAGTGGCAGAGCCGTTTATGATATTGATGGGACTAAAGTATTGAAAGTTGCAAAAAATCAGAAAGGTGTTGCACAAAATGAAGTCGAAGCAAGTATTGGACATTATGCCGAAAATGAGCATATTTTAACAAAAGTTTTTGAATCAGCCAATGATGATACATGGTTGGTTGCAGAAAAGGCAAAAAAAGTTGGCGAAAAACGTATTAAAGAACTCACAGGCATTCCAAGTCTTAGCGACCTTAACATGTATTTAAAAAATCATGATGCAGAAAGTCATGGACAAAGGCGAATATTTGGAATAGATGATGAAATTAAAGAACAATTAGATGAAAACGAATTTATACAGGAGTTATTATATTTTGCTGCAAATTATTCACAGCATACTGGTGATTGGAGCAGACCAAGTAGCTATGGTGAAGTATTGCGTGATGGACAGCCAACCATTGTTTTAACAGATTATGGTTTAAATGATGAGGTGTATGGTACATATTATGATTGGCAGAGAAAGCAACAGCAACGACCATACAGGATATATGAATTCATTGGAAACGATGGCGGAAATGATGATTTTCTTTCAGATATTGGTGGGACAGATGAAGTGAGAATGGGATGGGCAATGCTTCCATATGGCGTTGATGATAATGTCATGAACGAAGTAGATGTACCACCAGTAAGAGAATATTCATTGGAGGATGCACAACATGCCAAAGAATTGGCTCAAATGCTAACTCAAAAAACTGGACTGCCAAAACCAATTTATATTTCAGGTGGCTCATTTGGATATGCATTTCGTCTTGGCAATGAAATGGTGTTAAAATTAACAACTAATTTATTGGAAGCAGAATCTTCATTGAAGGTACTCAAGCACGGTCCTCCGAAACATCTGGTTATTATTTATGATGTTTATAAAATAGTCGATACTGAGACAAATAATTCATTATTCGCAATTATTCAAGAATATATACCCGATAGACCAACAAGTTTGTTTAGTAAATATAATAACATAATTGATAAAATAAGTCCATTCGGATTGGATAGTTTTGAATTGATTAAAAAGATACGTAGGGGTAATGATTATAATGAAATCATTCAGCTTGCTAAAGGTATTTTAACTGAAAATCCAGAATCGGGTGTAAGTGAAATTGATAGAACGTGGGCGTATGAATATATTGTTGGCATATTAGATATTAAAAAAGAATTAATTCAATTTAATATTAGGTCTGACGATTATACTAACCTAACTAACCTTGGATATAAAAATGGCGTGCTAAAATTTTTTGATATTGGTGGTATGCGTAAAACAGTTGAACCAGAAATGGCTGCAAATGATATAATATATTTACCTGAAGGCGAAGAAATTACTGAAGTTTATGAAAAATCTGTTGCAGATAGGATTGCTCAACAAATTTCACAAAAACTTGGATATAACCAGCCTCAATATATAGCAAGTGGTAATTTTGGTGCAGCGTATGATATTGGTGGTGGTAAAGTATTAAAAATAACTAAAGATAAGACAGAAGCTATTGAAAATTTAAAACTTATTGACAAACCATTAAAATATATTGCACAACCATATGAAGTATTCAAAGTCAATTCAAAATCTGGCGATGAAACTATACCAGAAACATATGTAATAATACTTGAAAAACTTGATACGGATAAAAATATAATAGACAATTTCAAAAGATTGGAATATGTATTCGGTTCAATTTTAAAAGTTAGGATTTATAGCGCAATTGAATCATATCTTGACACATATACTGAACCCCCAATAAATAAAGAAAAAATTGATAATTATTTAAAAAAGAATCCACGAGATGCAGAATTTTTCTATAGTTTGATGAGAATCAATGAAGAATTAAAAGAATATGATGTGGAAAGCAGAGATTTTATGTCACCAGAAAATCTTGGATACAAAAAAAGTGGTGCATTAGGATTCTTTGATGTTGGTTTTGGAAATGCACTTCAAAATCCTGTTGGTACAAAAGAAATTACCGTAGATGAAGACGGCTCATCAAAATTTTCAACAGATACTGCAATGGGTCAAGATGAATTTCCATCATATAATCAAAACGATACGTCACCATTAACAGATAATAACGTTCCACCAATTGATGAAGATTTGGAATATAATCATGTTGTTGGTGATGCAACTGAAGATGAATATATGATGACCGAAAGGAAATTATCATATATGCCAAATGCTAAAGCTGTTACCGTTAAGAAAAAATGTAGATTGGGTGGTTTGGGAAATACCAGTGTAGCTTGTAATCAGGGCGATATTAATAATTTGGAATTTAAAAATATAAATGAGGTCAAAGAAGATATTGCTGACGAAACATTTAAAGACTTGTTTAAGGGTAAAAGAGGTGTTGCTGTTGGAAAGGTAAGTAAAAATAATATTAGGCGTATTGAAAAAAATGGTTTTGGTATTTTTCTTTTACATCGAACTTCAAATGGTACGAATGAATGGATGGGAATTGTGTTTAAAAACGAAAAGAAAAATGTAGCTGAAAAATTATTAATGCTTGCAAAACAACGTGGTGGTTCATTAAAGCCGAGCAATGCAGAAGAAGCAAAATTAATATTTGGAATGCTTGATTTTAGTCAGCCAGCAATTGAAAAATATATTCAAAAGCATTTTAATTCGGTCAATGAAGACATAAAAAAAAAGTCCAATAAGACTTATTACCGTGCAGTAGAAAATAATGCAGGTAAGACTGTTAAATTTAAACCACAGGGTTTCTATGAGGCAATTGATGATGAAGGAAATCCAGTAATTAAATATGACACACATTGGATAAGTGATAAACCTGAAGTTGCTGCAAGTCATAGTGTGGGTGGTGCTGTGCTTGGATTATATTCTATGTTCAGACAGCACGGTAAATCTCCAAATATTTTTTATATTTACGGTATAAATGAAGAACCTGATGTTGATATTTCGCATTGGGATATGGGTGATTTTGCTTTGTTACAAGAAGTTAGATACAGAAGACCAGTGAGGGGTAAATATGTTGGCAAAGTAACAATTACCGATGAATTAAAAGAAAAATTGAATGCATATTATGAAATGATTAGTGGTGATGAATACGATACACCAATTTACGACCCAGAATATGAAAGACAAATGAAAATTGCTCAAAATACTGATTATGATGAACTTGTTGATAATATGAAATCAATGGTACATGAAAATATTGATTTAAAGAAATATGATGAACAATTTCCAATAATTATTGATGACGAAATTGAGGGGTTAACTATTAGGAATAGAATTCCCAATATGAGTTCAATTGAGGCATCTTTTAATGATTATGAAATATTAAATGGCATTAGAAAGGTATCGTTTTCAACATCATTTCCAGAATATACAAAAAATCCAAAGTCATATTCACATACTGAAGAAGAACGAATAATAAATTTGGCACAGGAAATTGTAGATAATAAAGAAATTAATCCACTAATTATCGCAATAGATGAGCAAGGTCCATATGTGCTCGAAGGTGGACATAGATTTGATGCTCTTAGAAAATTAGGAATAGATTCATTTCCCGCAATAATTGTTTTAGACTTAGATAGTATGAAAGATAAAACTAATTTGAATGAGGCGCAATTAATGTCACTTCAAGAACTTCCATTTAAAGATGAAGTATTGCAAAATGGTGGAAATATATATAGTGTTGGTGGTGCTGTGCGTGATGAATTTCTTGGAAAAGAAAGTAAGGATTTGGATGTTCTTATCACAGGCATTCCAATGGATGAACTTGAACAAATGCTTTCAAAGTATGGTCGTGTTGATGCTGTGGGTAAATCATTTGGTGTTTTGAAGTTCAGACCTAAAGGTGGCGAAGAAATAGATATTGCAATACCGAGAACTGAAAAGCCATCAGGTGAGGGTGGTCATAAAGGTTTTGATGTAACATCCGACCATGCATTACCAATTGAAAAGGATTTGGAACGCAGAGATTTTACCATTAATGCAATAGCTAAAGATGTTGAAGGAAATATTATTGACCCGTTTGGTGGACAAGAGGATTTAAAAAATAAGACTATTCGCATTGTTAATCCAGAAGCATTTAGCGATGACCCATTGCGTATGCTTCGTGCAGTTCAATTCGCAAGTCGTTTTGGCTTTAAAATTGAGCCTCGAACAATGAAAATGATTCAGAACAATGCCAGTCGTATTAAAGAAATACCTGCAGAAAGAATTTTGACAGAATTCGATAAAATTATCAAAAAGGGTGATATGTTGACAGGTGCTCAATTATTAAAAGACACTGGATTATTTACCCAAATATTTGGATTTGATATTAAACAATCAACAATTGATAGGAGTCCATTTGATGACGTAAAAACAATGGGTGAATTTATTTTCTTATTAACGAGATTATTATCAAATCCTGCTGAGTTTTATAAAAATAATTTAAAAGGTGATATTGATACATATAAAGAAATCAAAGCACTTGATATGGCATTTAATAGTGCTGAAGCAACAAACTTAATTGAAGCGAGAGCGGTTGCATCGAACATGTATTTGATATCACCACAATCACTTCAAAGCAATATTTTACCTGCAGTCATTAAAACAGCAGCACAAGAATTATTACAAGGTAAATATCCAAAAACCGTTAACGATTTGGCGATTAATGGTAATGATTTAATGCAACTTGGTTTACAGGGCAAGGCAATTGGTGACATGCAAAAAATATTATTACTTAAAATTTATTCAAATAAGTTACGTAACGACAAAAAAGAATTAACCATATTTGTAAATGAGAAAAGATAAGCTAATAAGAGAACAGCAACGAATTAAATTACTGGAAGATTCTGGTATTAGTATTGTTCAAGGTGCGAACTTAATATCTGTTGATATTCAACCTGAATATGAAAGTTATATTAGTTTTAATTTAGATTCATACATTTCTTTTTTAAATGATAGTTTTGATGCATTGAACTCACTTACATTTTTATATAATGGTCATGATACATTGGGAATGGTTAGTCAACCTGAATATGTAACATGGTTAATGGAGCAGGGGTTAAATGAAGAAATACTTGAATCATCCAGATTTTACGATAAGGGTTATGCCTTTTTCAGATATTGCATGGACGAGGGAATTGATGAAGAAGAAATTGTAAGACTTGTCAAATACATGATTGAAAACAATATCAATGATAGTCGTGATATTGATGAAGAAATGTGGATTGGATATATGAATAAGTATGGATATGATTTAAGTGATGTTAAAGATTTGCTTGAAAATGCCGATGATATGATAAATATTCCAGATTTAATGGATTTTCTTAGGAATTATTCTGGAAAGTTAGTAATTTGCGGGGGTGGAATTAATGAATGTTTAAAAGAAGTTGAAATAGCATTAATGGCATTAGATAAAAATTATAGTGTATTAACAAAATTTACGTATTAATGGCAGGTATTTACATTATAAAAAATAATATAAATAATAAGGTTTATATTGGTAGTACATTAAAATCGATTAATTTTAGATTTAAAACACACATAAAATTGCTCAACAATAGTAAACACGAAAATCCATTATTACAAAATGCATGGAATAAATATGGTGTTAAAAATTTTACGTTTGAAGTAATTGAAAAATTTGAAAATATTACAATTGATGAGTTGTTATTGCTTGAACAACAGTACATATCCAAATTTAATTCAATAGATAAAAATTTTGGATATAATATTTGTAAAGTGGGTAAATCACGTGCGGGGTGTAAATGGAATGATGAATCAAAGAAAAAAAGATGTGGCAGTGGTAATCCAATGTTTGGAAAGGGATATCTTAGAAGGGGTAAATTAAATCCAATGTTTGGAAAATCATTATCTGAATCACATAAAAACAAAATGTCAATGAAGTTAAGAGGAATGAAAAAACCAATAATTGGCATAAAATTATCAAAACCAGTAATTATGTTAGATATTTATAATAATGTAGTAGATGAATTTTCATCATGCAGTGAAGCAACCAATATAACAAAAATATTGCACATATCGGAAGTATGTAATAATCAAAGAAAAACTGCTGGTGGATATATTTGGAAATGGAAATAAATTAAAATATGAATAATATATCATATAGTGCTGTTGTTTTGGATGATGAATCAAGGAATAAATTGATTAAAATATTTAAACCTATGATACCTGAAAAATATGAAATAATTGCACATCACATGACAATAAAATTGGGTGCA